ACAGTTTCAAAGTCACGGCATTCAAGACATCTATTGCTTGAGTGTTAATGACGCCTTTGTGATGAACGCCTGGGCCCGGCAGCAAGAATTAAAGAATGTCAAAGTTATCCCCGACGGTTCTGGAACATTCACACGACTCATGGGCATGTTGGTACACAAAGACAATCTGGGTTTTGGTGACCGCAGCTGGCGTTATGCCATGATTGTGAATGACGGTGTGGTTGAGGCCTGGTTTGAAGAACCTGGTCGTGAAGACAATCACGGTGCAGATCCTTATGGTGAATCAAGTCCAGAGAATTTGTTAAAGCATTTGCAGCGTCAATAAAAAAGCCCCGAAAGGGGCTTTTTTACGGCTTGAAAGTTCGAATAAATCTTGCAATGCGATTTAGTGGATCGTCCCACTGGCCATGCACAGCCTGTCTAAAGATTCTTATTGTGGGATACCATGGCATGGTGTCTTTGTCCACGCCCCAACGCCAGCAAGGTGCATAACGATTAAGTGGTACCCACACAGGCTTGCCCATGGCTGCTGCCAAGTGTGCCACAGCAGTGTCTACGCTGACAACCAAATCCAAATTGTGAACTAGGCCGGCTGTGTCAGTCCAGTCTGAGATGCTGCCCGGATACAGTGGCAAACCTTCTTGCCGTAACAGTGCAGTGTCATTTTCATCGGCGTCTACCTGCAGGCTGATCCAATCAGCCTCAGGACATTGTTTTATCAACTGCATCATAGTGGTCAGTGGCATGCTCTTGTGTTGATTGATCCATGAATCTCTGCGCCCTGAATAAGCAAAGCCAATTCTTAATCTAGTCTTTGGACCTAGTCGTTGTTGCCAGGCAGCAATTTTGTCCTGTCTGGCACCGATATACTGTAAAGGTGCAGGTAATGTTTCTTTGGTTATACCCAACCGTCCGGGCAGATCCATGAGCATGGTCCAGTAGTCGAAGTGTCCAGGATGTACATCAGGTCTTGTGACACTTTCCAATACAGAACTGCCTTTGAACAAAGGTATAATGTTTGGTTCCACAGTGAGTTTGACCCGGGCACCTAGATCGTAGAGATTTTGAAAGAACCTGGACATCTGTATGATGTCTCCAAAGCCTTGTTCGCCACACACAAAAATGGTTTTGCCCTTTAGATCTTCACCATTCCATCTAGGTGCTTCCAGCTTGGGCAACATGCCTTGCATGTGTTCATAGTCCCAACGACTTTCATAGTATTTCCAACCATTGGGATAATCTTCTATGCTGAGATAGGCCACAGCCAGATTGAACGGAGCATGAGCCTCAGCAAACTGCATGGTGCAGGCCGCTTGTAAGAAAGGTATGGCCTGGCGCGGTCTAAGTGTTTCTCTCAAGAGATTGCCATAGTTGTTAAACGCACTATAGCAGTCAGGATCTTTGATACAGGCCTCAGCATAGGCCGCTGTGGCACCTTCAAAGTCGTTTTGATCTCTCAGTATGTTGCCCTTGGCAACAAGATTACTTGCATCCATAGCATTATGTAGCCACAGTGGCCGAGTTTACCAAAATTTGCTAAATACTTGTCAACGCATTTGGGCGTTTTATGCGGATCCCCCGCGTAGTGGCTAGAACCCACATAGGACTTCTACAAGGAGAAAACAATGGGACGCGCTTTAAAAATTCAAAAAAACAACGTTGGTTCGGGCAGTACCACAACAGGTACACCACCAGTTACCACGTACAATCAAACTATTCTAACTGATGCAGGTTTCCCTCCATTCAGTAGCTTAACTGATCCAGTTTACAACGCACCAGTACAAACCCTAGATCCAGCACAGTTCTTGGGTGTTGTGGGCGGTGTTCCTCCGACCAGTACGCCAACTACAACCTATCCAGAAGTGTCATGCTTGGTAAACATTTTACTAGCTGATAATTCCAACACCTACGACATTTCAAATCATTACACCGGACGCATCGTCCGTCAAAAAGGTTCGCACAAGTTCTTGGTTGCATACACATATGAAACTGTGGCTCCAAGCGCATTTGTTGTGGGTCAAGCCTATCAAATTGTTGCCCTCGGCAACACCGATTGGGCCGCATTTGGTGCCGGTAACAACTTTGCAGTAGGCGACATTTTCACAGCCACAGCAGTGGGCTCAGGAAATGGCACCGTCTATGTAGTTGGACAATGTATTTTAGAAAACACCGGAACACCAGATGCAGGTTACATGAGCATCAAGTACAGCGTGGGCGACAGTACAGCAGTGTATGCCAGCTACATCACCAACAAGTGGATCCGCGACTGGAACGGTATGACCTATGGTAACTACAGCGACAGCAACTCAGGTAACAATAACTATACCAACGAAAACTACTATGTGACCAACTTCTTCACAGACGAAGGCACAGTGCTACAAAGTGGTTTGGAAGTACAAAACAGTGCCAACGCACAAAACGGTACTATCCAGTTGGCTCAAGTCGACAACGTTACATCTAACTAATAGTTGCAACACCTTGAATCCTCCTTGCTAACTACAAGGAGGATTTTTTATGACCAGAGCATTTGTGTTAGGTAACGGCATAAGCAGACGAGCACTTGCTCTACCACAGTTGGAGCAGGCAGGTATCGTCTACGGTTGCAATGCTTTGTACAAAGAATTCACACCCACAGTACTAGTAAGCACAGACAAACCCATAAGTACTGAAATTCAAGAGTCTGGTTATGCACTAAAAAATCGTCACCACACTCGTAGACCCATGCCTCAACGCGGTTCTCTACCAGTGCCCGAAAAGTATTTTGGTTACAGTAGTGGGCCCATAGCAGTGAGCTTGGCTGCCACAGATGGGCATCCAGAAATTTATCTCATTGGTTTTGACATGGGTCCAGGTCCAGACAAGTTGTTTAATAACATCTACGCAGGTGAGGAACACTATAAGAAACCGGGCTCGGCTCCTACCTATACTGGCAACTGGGTTCGGCAACTAGTGACCATTGTAAATGATTTTCCATTGCGAAGATTTTATAGAGTGCAAGGTGATACCACAGCTCACATTCCAGAATTTGATCACTTAGTGAATCTCAAACATATACCTATTGCGAGATTTTTAGGCCTGCTCGGTTGACCGTTCCAAGGCTGCTACTTTTTCCTGTACTGCATCAAAATTCACTGTGTTCCATAAGCCTGGATGCATGGGCTTGGGCCAGTGACCCGAAGCAATCCAGGCATAGCCAAAATGTTCTTCATTGAGTGTGGGCACAAATTCTTCTGCAACTGTGGCAAAGAATGTGTGATACACAAATCGTGAGTCGTAGGTTGTGAATTTTTCCAAAGGTACAAGGCGTGCGTAGTCTGGCATTGATCCCAATTCTTCCACACACTCTCTACGCAAGGCTTCCAACATGGTTTCACCAGGTTCAATTTTACCACCAGGCAACCCCCAAGTGCTGGGATGTCTAGGATCGTTGCGTAACAGATAGAGATAACGGCGAGTGTTGGCGGCAAAGAACCAAACACCCACTGCGTTTACAACACCAAACTCCATTGACCCCCCTTGTAAAGACCTTGATAGCTCTTGGTCCACGCATTGTCTTGCCACTTATATTGTATGGCAGTGGTGATATTGGTGACATACTGCACATTGTTAGAACTTGAGTTGTGATCAAATGCTACCACCCATTTGGTGCCATCGTACTCAATGATGTCATTGGCCTGTGCAACCAGTGGCTGTCCTCTTGTGCCCGTCCAGGCTGCAGCATAACCATCGTTGCTGCCAGTACCCTCGGTCAACAAATAACGTATGCCTTCGGCCGGTGCTGGTAATCCTTGATTTGGACCGCTGACCAAGGGATTGATCACTGCGTTCACAGCCAACAGTGTGTTTTGAGGCGTGGTATCAGGATCCACATTGTACAGCAAGAATCTATCGTCGTTGGGATCTATCACTATGGTGCCTATGACTTCTGTGCCGTCGGGTTGTTCTAATCTTACTTGACTGATGCCTGCACGATATACACCGTACATAGACAGCACTCCAGGCCACAACAAGTTACTGGTGCTTACAATGTCTGGTGCTTCAAGACTTGAATTGGGTTGATCAACCACTTGAGGTTCACGAAGAATCTGCAAACGCCCATCAATTAACACCACTTGATAGTTGAAAGGTGTTATGACCTGTCTAGTACCCAACAACAGATCGTTGTCCAACACCGCATTGGCAGCGTCTCCTTTGGCGTCGTAGATACTGGCAATAATGCGTTCCACCACGCCCAGTTTCTTGATCTTGGCTGGTGAACTGATCCATATGGGCAGCTTGAATGTGAGTGTGGCAATGTCAATGGGATTTTCTGGCCCTTGTGGAATGACTCTGGCGGTCCAAATCACACGATCAAGATTCAACACAGTCAAACTGGTCCAGTCAATGTAATTGTCGGTGCTTTGAATTTCTAGTGCGGGATTGAATAATGTTAGAATTTGTTCCAACAACTGCATTTTTTGATTGGTGTTTGAAGTCCATATGTCCAAGTTTATGGTCAACATATAGGGCACAGGCATCAATCGTTCAATGGTAAACGCATTGCCTTGTGTGGTTTCATAACTGTCTGTGGCTTGATCATAAAAACGCTGACGCACATTGATCTTGTCCACAAAGTAAGGTTCCTGTATACGTGCACGGTCGTAATCTAGGTTGGTGATATAAAATGTCATCAAGGGTGTAGATGGCATGAAGTTGGCTGAATTTTCCTGCAGTATGGTCTGTGCTTGTCGACTGCTATCACCGTACCGTACAGGCACACGTACCAAGGTATCACCATCACGGCCAGCTTCGTTTCTACCATATTCAACTTGGAATCCGCTAAAAATTCTAGTGAATTGTAGCAAAAATCTCCGTATTTGTTCATCATAAAAATACATCTGAGTCATAAATTTTTCCTCAAATATATCAATTTAAACTGCTTTGCCATAATATTTTAACCTTGCCAATCGCATCTTTTCTTTAGTATTGACGTTATGTTTTTTGCCCTTCATTGGGCCACCATCTTGCCTTTTCCAACCACCGACAATGGTAGTAGCATGTCTCAATTTCTGTGCTACTCGCATACGCTCAATGCTTTCTAGGCTATGTGTTTTATTACCACCTGCTTCTCTGTTATTATAAACCACAATACCTTGATCTCTGTGCCAATTAAGCCAATGATGTTCTTTGAAGTTAAGTTCTTCTATAGATGAAGCAGCGTCAATTACTTCCCAAGTAAAAGACTCCTTACCGTGTTTTCTGATACTGTCATATAGATAACTTTTTTTGCCTCCACGAGCATAGGCCAAATGTGCATACCAACGCATTTTAGGATTTGTTTGAACAGTTTGACCAATATACACTTTTTGGTTCACATTATTTGTAATTTTATAGATGTACATAGGTTAACTGCTCGGTTGTCCAGGTTGTGTGTTAGGCGGTGG